CGATATTATTTTCGTACTTTGGCTTTTTCTTTTTGGTTGGAAGACCTTTGTGCTTTGTAGAAGCGAAGTCCGTTGCTGATTTCTTGGTCATTGATTTGGCTAATTTTGCCACTTTAGGACTAGCTGGTTTTTCACCTTTCTGTGCTGCGTGTACCATTCCCATTAGTCTTTGTTGTGCTTTTGATTTTGCAGGCATCTCTCGAGATTTATTTATAAATATGTTATAGTTTAACTTCCTTTTGTTGCGATATCCACTGTTTTACCTCTTCGTACATTTTGGATTTGTCCCCTTCTGACCAGCTTTCTACCTCTCCGGACTCTGAAACGAACGAATCTTTTTGGTTCAACCAAGCTTCTACTCTCTTTTCCAAATCGTCCAATTGAGCGTTCTTGTTTGCGTTCTGTTGTTGGCTAACGTACTCTAACCACTTGCCCTGTCTCTTGATTTCGGCCTCCATGTCTATTACGCACTCGAAACATATCTTGTGAATTCCGTACATTTTTTTGTTTAGGTCGTCCAATCTCATTGGCTTGTTGCATTTAGGGCAACATAAAGGCATCACTACCAGCTTCTTCAAATCGTCCAACTTAGTAACAGTCTGCTTTATACCGTTTGAGATCGTCCATTTGCGCCCATGCTCTTCCCATACGTCTCCTTCGATGTGGTCTTGGTCTTTCTTTTCCCACCCCGCTAGCACTTGAGTTTTATCCCCGGTCCTTTTGGTGATGATGTTCCTCATCCTTTGAACGTCTTTTTTGGAGAACTCTTTCTTCAAAACATTTTCTTTCATATTCTTTATTTTATAAGTTGCTTCAATACGTTTAGCTTAACGCCTTCGTATATCAATTCGTGTTTCTTGCCAAACTCTCTCATTAGGATACCCGCAACCACATTCGCCTCGTCTTCAACCGGTGACCCAGTCTCGCCAGATTGTGTGTACAATAATCCAAGCTCGTTCTGTCTGTGATGCGTTAATTCGTGACCCAGAGTTCTTAGGACGTCAGCTAAATTTCTGTTAGCTATATACATTACTATAGAGTTGGTTTCGTTGGTATACTCACCAAAACTGTGTCTGGCTAATACCCAACTCTTGTCTCCAATGAATGTCATCTTTGGAAGCTTGTCTATCTTTAAGTGATAGCTAGCAAAGTCGATGAAGTCCTCTATTAAGTTTATGCGTTCTTGCGTAGTCATTATTTTGTAAAGGTTGTTTGTAGGCCTCTAACTATAAAGGATCCGGTAATTTTGAATGGTTCGTTCGATATCGCAGGGTCTCTTACGACTATACCCTCTTGTTGATCGACTGGCCCTAATGGACTCGTCATTGATTTTAATAACACGTCTCCAAGTTCCATGGTGCCTTCGTATATAGCAAAAGAGTCCATGGCGATCTTAGCGTCCTTAGGATCTGCCACCAATTCTGTAACCGGCGTGCCTTTCTTGACTTCTAAAAATACTAACTTGCTTAAAGCGTCGACAATTTTACCGTCTTTCAATTTGAGCTTCATGCCTTTTGTATTCTTTGCCTGGTTCAACCAGTCTTTTAGACTCTTTGTCTCTTTTTTACCCTTTGCCAATACTATTGGGTAGCTCTTTGATAAAGCTGCGCCGAAGTTGGGAGTCTTTGTAACTTTTGCTGGAATTGAAGATAGTACTTCGAACCCTTGCTTCTTTGCAAAAGGCTGTAATTTTTGTATAAGGGACTCAAGGACTTCTTTAGAGTAAGGAATTTCGTGAGTCGATCTAGATTTTTTGCCGGGGTTTTGAGTGATCTCAAGTAAATTGTGGATGGCCAAGAAGTTTTTACCGTAGTCCTGTACGTTTGTTTTGCCCTCTACGTACTCTATATTAAAAAGAATATTAGGATTCTTAATCATACCCAATTTGTTCAACTCGTCCTTAATTGAAGGCAAAGCTTCGTTGAATATGTCTAGAACTTTTCCTCCGACTTTGATCATACCGTGTCCTGGTGTGTCGAATCTTGCAGGCAAATCGGCTTTGGTAACTCCTTTGATGTCTAGTTCCTTTCCTGAGCCTCTATCGATTACGAACTCTCTTTTGCCGTCTATATTACCAAGTCTTATAGAAGCGTTTACGCCGTCTATTTTTACTGGCGCTGGATTCTTTTGTAAGAATTTTGCTGTTTGTTCGAACACTGCTATCAAATCTTTGCCGGTCTTCACTTTGTCCAAATCAAACGGATGAGCCATGTGTCCTCCAGCTCCTCCTTCCATTAATAGCTTCTTAAAAAGTGCACTCAATACGGATACTTCCTTCAACGGTTGAGACGAGAACTTCTGCTTCATTAACATGGCAAGCTTTTCGTCCCACCATCCAAATACGCCTTCGAAGTTTTTCTTGTATTGAGACGCAGTGGTAGGTGTTGATAGAGCTTTTCTGATGTTTGTACCGCTCATTTCGCCGATACCAGGAATTTCATGAGAAGCATGAGGAGCGACTATTAAATAGCCGTGAGATGTATAGGGCTTCATCACTCCGTCCTTTTCGTACTTTCTAAAATATGAATCTGTGCCGTCTTTCTTTTTGCCAATTTTGAATCTTGGGTCCTCTTGCATGTCCTTTTGACCTACCATGAATACAACTGCGGTAGTCTTAGGATCGTATTTTGATGTGATCTCTTCTGCTTTGTAAGGATTTTTAACCTGAACTACTTGATTGCCGAATCCGTACTTTGATATGATGGCCTTTTTCTCTTTAAAGTTCAATGGGCTCTTTGGAGGCTCCACTTTGTCAGTAGTTGCTATGAAAGTATCCGTAGCTCCAAACTTTGATTCTAACCATTTAAAAGAGTCAGCGTGGTGTTTACCAAACGGCTGGAATCTTCCTGGGTATATTGCGATTACTGTCTTGATCACGTTAAAATCCATTTACATTTCTTAATAAATATGACTACGGGTGCGCTATTTTAGATTTGCCGTTTGTCTTATTTATTTCTATGTGGGAATCAACGATGTCTCTCATGGAGTCAATGTGCGATATGATCATAATGAACTTAAACTGCGTCTTCAAGTAGTCGAATAGCATCACCATAGAGTTTAAATTGCTAGAATCTAGCGCTCCAAAGCCTTCGTCGATAGCCAAGAAATTAGGCTTTGGTAAAGAGGACACGTTAATTAAAGACGTTCTAATGGCCAAACTAGCTACGAACTTCTCCATTCCAGAGGTTAGTTCCAAAGGCCAATAATCTTCCTCGGAGTATGCGATGTAAGCGTTTATTGACTTGTCTTCTGCCTGTAAAACTATCGAGAAGTCCACTATTTGGGCAAGGATGTTGTTGATTTCCTCTTCTACCGAAGGTATAATGCTAGCGATTAACATGTGAGGTATACCGTCTCTGTGGGTTGCGGCCAAGTACTGTTGATAGTCCTTTGATTTGACTTCTAGGTCCTTCAACTTCTCTATCGCCTTCTGATACTTTGTCTTGTTGCTCTCTTCCAACTTCTTGTTTGCAGCGATCTCTACTATCTCCTCGTTCTTTGCGTTTAGTTCTCTTTCTACAGCTTTTAGGTCCTTATTTAGTTCGGCTATCTCTGTATTCAAAGCGCTATTGGTCTCTATGGCCTGTTGCTGTTGATTGTGAGCCGCGATCTTTGATTCTATGTTAGACAGCAGAGCTTTAGCGTCGTTCAACTTTTTGTTTAGCTTGTTATCTTCTGCGTTTAGCCTATTTTTTTGCGCTTCAAGGTCTTGTAAACTCTTATCGTACTTATCTTTTGCGTCCTTTGTTTCGATAGCAGAAGACCAATGTTTGATCCTTTTTTCCAAGGTCTTTATAACTTCTTCTATGTCAGATACCGACTGCTCTTCGGAAGCTATAGTGTTCTTTGTTTCTATGGCGTCTTTTACAAATACGTTGTCCATACAGAACTTACAGTTGGGATCGTACTTAAGTTCGGCCAATTTTTCCATCTTCTTTTGGCTATTCTTTAAGTTTGCCTTAGCGTGACTCAACTTTAACTGCTCTTGTTGTAGAGCGTCTGTATCCATTTGATACGATCTTAATTTGTGGCTATAATCGTCTAAATTAATGTCTTTGATTAGTTTATCGAAGATAGTTTGCGAATTAAGTTCGACTATTTTGCTATCAATATTATCTAAAGCTTTTAAGTTCGCGTCTATAAAAGTAATTACTTTGGCAATACCCGCTTCTACGGTAGATTTTTGCTCTTCAAGTCCATCGATGTCAACTATGTCTTTATCGACTGGAATTAATTGCGCTGTCTTATTGAGTATTTGACTGTTAATCGAAGCCCTTTTAATTTCTATGGCAGATTTTTGCTCTTTGGTCTCTTCTAAAGAGATCTCAAAAGTATCTATGTCGAACTCGGCCTTTCTTAACAGTTGATGGTGATCTTCCTTCTGATATTCTCTTAATAATACCAATACGTCTCTCATCTCGTTGTTGGCCAAGTTGTATAAATCTTCGAACACATTGATGTCCAAGAACTGCGAAAGCAAGTCCTTACGATCGCTTTGGGACATGTCTATGAATCCAGTATTGTTGTTCTGAACTGACAAAGCGGTCAATACAAAGTCTTCGTAATTGCCCATGATCTCTCTAATCTTGGCGTTGGTATCGCTGCGATCTTTACCGTTTAAAGAGATTTTGTCTTCGCCGTCCATGTAATAGAAGTCGACGTTTACTTTGACGTTGCCCTGCTTTTGCTTCGTGCCTTTACGCTCGATTATGTATTCTTTGCCGTGTAATTCGAAAGTTAATTTACAGTGGAAGTTGGCAGATTGATTGTTCATTACCTGCCCGGCCTTTGCGGTCTTAGAACATTTGTCGAAAATACAATACGTGATAGAGTCCAATAGAGTAGACTTTCCGCTTGCGTTTGGAGCGAATATACCGTAAGTTCCTTCCATACTTGAGAAGTCTACTACGTTGCCTTTGCCGTAATAGAACATGTTGTCAAACTCGAACTTCTTTGGAATCCACATAGAATTTCTTGGCACTTCTGACTTGGACAATAGCTTATTAAGATTTGTGTTTATCTCCA